CACCCAGATGTATGAAGGCATGCAGCTGAAATGGCAGATGGACAACGATGAGCAGGTTTATATCGGCGACAGCGCGCTCAACCTCAAAGGCTTACTTAACCTTGATGGCGTGACGCTGAACAATGCCCCTCAGACCTGGGCCGCCTCCACCAACGACCAGATTCTGGACAGCGTGAACTCAGTGCTGACAGATGCCTGGAAAGCGTCGGCGTATTCGGTGGTTCCGACAGAACTGCGCGTGCCGCCAGAGCAGTATGCGCTGCTGGCCAGCCGTAAGGTGTCGGAGGCGGGCAACATGTCGCTGCTGACCTACCTTTCGACCAACACCATCGCTTTCCATAACAACGGGCAGCCTCTGGAAATCAAAGCCATCAAGTGGCTGAAAGGGCGCGGCGTGGGCGGCAAGGACCGCATGATCGCCTACACCAACGATAAAAAGTATGTCCGTTATCCGCTGGTGGCGCTGCGCAGCATCCCTATCCAGTATCGCGGCCTTTATCAGCTCGTGACCTACTACGGCAAGCTGGGCGCAATCGAGCCGGTTTACCGTGAAACCATTGCCTATAAAGACGGCATCTGATCCCCCATTAACAGGCCCCTTCGGGGGCTTTATCGGAGCCTGACATGGCAAAGAAAACACAGGTAGAAATTCTGGTTCACACGCCGTTTGTCTTCACCGACGCGAAAGGGGAGCAGACGGGATTTCTCGCCGGCCGTCACAGCGTTGATAAAGATGTCGCTGAACACTGGTTTGTGGTGGCCCATTCTGACCAGACCGGCAACGTAACCACCTCGGGAAGTGACGAAGAGTTACTGGCCGAGATTGACAGTCTTAAAACGCAGCTTGAGCAGCAGACAAAAGTAATCGCTGACCAGACTGAAGAAATACAGGCGAAAGGCAAGGCACTGGAAATGCTGACTAAAGAGCTGGAAGCCCTTAAACAGCCGAAGGAAAAATAAAATGGCGAGAAATGTGTCACTTCCGACAGTGGCCGACTTTCGCCGCGATTTTCCCCAGTTCGCTGACGAGGCGAAGTTTCCCGATTCCCAAATCACATTCCGCCTGAATCTTGCCGATCGCCTGCTTAATGAAAACGTGACGGGCCGCGAGCTTTTCCCGTATTTCGTCGGGCTTTTCGTGGCGCATTACCTGGTGCTGTTTGCTGCCGATCGCCGTGCGTCACTTACGGGCGGCGCTGGCGGCTCGACCAACGGCGTTCAGGCGTCCAAGTCGGTGGACAAGGTAAGCGTGAGCTATGACACCGGATCCACGCTGAATGCCGATGCCGGTTTCTGGAACAACTCACGCTACGGCGCGGAATTCTGGCAACTGATGATGATGTTTGGCGCCGGGGGGATTCAGCTGTGAAGTCCGGTCTTGTGCTCCGTGCGGACAATGCACAGGCGGTGCTCGATGCGCTCAAAACGCTGGGTAAGCGTGACGTGCTGGTGGGTATTCCGTCTGACCGCGCTGAGCGCACTGACGGGATGGAAATCAACAACGCCGAACTGGGCTATCTGCACAGCTTTGGCGGCACTATCCGCGTGCCGGAGCACATGACCACCGTTTACCGCCAGATTGCTGACGATGGCAGTTTCAAACGCAACGGGCAGTTTGTGCAGCAGGCGAAAAGCAACTTTGCCACGCAGCACAAAGTCGCTGCCTACAGCGTTCAGCTGCCGCCGCGTCCGTTTCTGCATATGGGGGTGGCGCAGTCGCGCGAAAGGGTGGCTGCGCTGATGAAGCAGGCCGCTTTTGAAGTCCTCAGCGGTAATGCGTCCGCTGCCGAAGCCATGCTGAACCGCGCAGGGACTGAGGCGGTAAACGCTGCCAGAAACGTCATCACGGCCGGTGACCAGCTTACCCCGCTTGCCGAAGCCACGTTACGCGCCCGCCGCAGCCGGGGCCGCAGCGGTACAAAACCGCTTTATGACACCGGGCAACTGCTCCGCTCGATCACCTACGTTGTGAGGGATAAAAATGCCGGATCTTGACGTAACAGACATCCTTTTCGATCCCGACTTCTGCGACACCACCTTAGTTGTAAAGCGCCGCAGCATGGTCGTCAATGATGACGGGTTCGGGAAAAATACCGTCACCAGTTCCCCGTTTGCGGGCGTGGTGACGGTGGACAAGGCGCTGGAAAGCCGCAGGCTTGAGGCGGGGCAGGTGGTGCATGGTGCAATCCTGATCGTCACCACCGAACGCCTCACGCAGGGCCAGACCGGACGGGATGCGGACATTGTGACGTATCAGGGGCGCGATTACCGCGTGTCCTTTGTCGATCCGTACACCGCATACGGCGCGGGCTTCGTTCAGGCGCACTGCGAACTGTTGCCGTTTGACGGAGGAACGCCCGTTGAGCAGTAACACCACCGGCCAGCCCGGCTGGCTCACCCCGCAGCAGGCCGCGACCGACTATGACACGCCGCTGGACGTGCACCTGAGCCAGTGGATCCGCAACGTTTCAGGGCTGGCAGCCGGGCGCGTCATTGCCCGCTGGCAACCTGACCAGCCCGCCATTCCCCCTGCCGATGTTAACTGGTGTGCATTCGGGATTACGGGCATTGCTGCTGATGCCGGTCCCGCGTTTGTTGACCAGACCGACGCTACCGCCGAACAGTGGCGGCATGAGCTGGTTGAGTGCCTGGCCTCCTTTTACGGGCCAGCCGGCCAGCAGGTCGCCGCGCAGTTTAGGGACGGGCTCGCCGTTAACCAGAACAACGACACGCTGGGCCAGTGGGGATTAACGCTGGCGGACTGCGACAGCATCCGGCCCGCGCCGGAACTCATCAACAACCAGTGGGTACGCCGTTACGACGTGATGGTTCGCCTGCGCCGCAAAGTCATCAGCACCTGGGGCATCCAGTCGCTGACCGACGCCCCTTTCAGTATTTCAGGAGAATAACCCATGCCGCAGGGCTTACCCGTTTCAAACGTTGCCAGCGTGGACATCATTATGTCGCCGAGGGCGGCGGCGGGCCGTAACTTTGGCTCACTGCTCATCCTGGGTAGCGCAACCATCATTCCGCTGACCGAACGTATCCGCCTGTATACCTCGGCGGCCAGCATCGGAACCGATTTCGGTACCAACAGTGAGGAATACCTTGCCGCCGTGGCGTACTTCTCACAGTCGCCGACGCCTTCGCAGGTGTATGTCGGTCGCTGGGCGAAAACGCTGGCGGCGGCCGAGGTCGGTAAGGTTGAGACCTTACTCGATGGCGTGAACGCCTGCCTGGGCTTTACCAACTGGTACGGTCTCGGCGTAACGTATGACGCCGACCGTAAGGACGACGACCTGCTGCCGGTATGCGCCGCGATTGAGTCTTCATCGTTAAGCCGCATCCTTGCCGTTACCACGAAAAACACCGATGCGCTGCTCACTACAGTGAACACCGATATCGCGTCGAAAGTGAAAGCGGCGAAATACAGCCGCACGTTCGTGCAGTATTCATCTACCAGCAATTACGGGGCAATCTCGGCGTTTGGCCGTGCGTTTACCGTGGATTTTAACGGGTTCGGTACCACCATCACGCTGAAATTCAAGCAGGAGCCCGGCATCACCTATGAAAGCCTGACGCCCGCACAGGCGGCCGCGCTGGATGCGAAGAACTGCAACGTTTACGTGTACTACGCCAACGACACCGCCATTCTGCAGCAGGGCGTTATGGGCAACGGCGATTTCTTCGACGAGCGCCACGGCCTCGACTGGCTGCAAAACTATGTGCAGACCAACCTCTTTAACCTGCTGTACACCAGCGGAACAAAAGTGCCGCAGACCGATGCGGGCAACACGCGCATCATGGCGAACGTGGAAGCCTCGATGGACCAGGCGGTGAACAACGGTCTTATTGCCCCTGGCGTCTGGAACGGCGGCCAGATTGGCCAGCTTTCCCCGGGCGACACCCTGACCAAAGGGTATTACGTGTATATGGCTGCGATTTCATCCCAGGCACAGGCTGACCGCGAAGCGCGTAAGTCGGTACCGGTTCAGGTGGCCTGTAAGCTGGCGGGAGCAATCCACTACGCCAGCGTTCAGATAAACGTCGTGCGCTGAGGAAAATAATCAATGAGTGCATACAGCTTTATGGATATCACGGCCTCGCTGACGGGGCCGACCGGCGTTATCGATCTGGGTTACGGTTCCGCAAACTCTGATGAGGGGATCGTGGTCACCATGTCGGAGGCCAAAAACACCATGACGATCGGCGCTGACGGCGAGGTGATGCACAGCCTGCATGCAGGCAAAGCCGGGACCGTCACCGTCAACCTGCAGAAGACATCACCCGTGAACAAGAAACTGTCCCTGATGTACAACGCGCAGTCGGTTTCGTCCGCGCTGTGGGGCAATAACGTGATCGTCCTGCGTAACAAGGCATCCGGTGACATCGTTACCGCACGCGCCTGCGCGTTTCAAAAGCAACCAGACTGGAACAACCCGAAAGTGGCCGGCAACGTCTCCTGGGTGTTTGACGCGGGCAAAATCGACGAAATCTTAGGGGAGTTCTGATCATGCAGTTTGAGATTAAAGGCATCCGCTACAGCGCTCACAAGCTGAGCGTGTTCGACCAGCTTAAAGTGTCCCGCAAGCTGCTGCCAGTGCTGGCCGGTTTGCTGGCGGAATTCGGCAGCATCCAGAATCTGTTGCCGAAATCTGAACCTGTGCAGGATGCAGATACAGAAAAGGCGAGTGATTTTACCCGCTATGCCCCGGTGTTCGAAAAGCTGCTGCCAGTGGTGGCGGACAAGCTCGCGATGCTCAGTGAAGAAGACACCAACGCGATCATCTTTCCGTGCCTGGCAGTGGTACAGCGAGCGCACGGTAAAGACCGCTGGGTGCCGGTTGCGCAGGGCAACGATCTGGCGTTCGACGACATTGACCTGTTCAGCATGCTGCAGATTGTCGGTCGCGTGGTGGGCGACAGCCTGGGAAATTTTTTGCCCGCACCCCCAGAGAAAGAGACGGAGGGCCAGCAGCCACAGGGCTGACGCTCGACACGCTGCCGGACGGTACCGACATGATCTGGAAGGTGGCAAAGGCTTTCCGGATCGACTTCAAAGACCTTGAATCGGGCGCCGTCGATTTGTGCCGTATTGCCGAGGGTGCTGATTATCTCGGACTTGAAGAAGACAACGAAGCCCGCATAGCCCGCTGGAGAGCCGCGAATGAACGCTGATGTTATCAAGGATTTTTTGATCTCCCTGGGCTTTCAGGTGGACGAGTCCGGTGCGAAAAAGTTTGACGCCACGATAGCGGCCACCACGCTGCAGGCGGTAAAGCTGGGTGCGGCAGTCGAGGCGGCGGCGCTGTCGGTAGTGGCGTTTACGGCCAAAATCGCCAGCGGCCTGGATAACCTCTACTGGATGTCGCAGCGCACCGGGGCAACGGTGGCGGGTATCCAGCAGATTGGTTTTGCCGTGTCGCAGCTGGGCGGTACCGTTGACGGGGCGCGGTCATCGCTGGAAAGTCTCGCTCACTTCATGCGCAACAACCCGGGCGCGGAGGGCTTTCTTAACCGCCTGGGCGTGCAGACGCGGGACGCCAGCGGCAACATGCGCGACATGGCCAGCATTTTTACGGGTGTCGGCGATAAGCTGCGCAATATGCCGTATTACCGCGCCAACCAGTACGCGCACATGCTGGGCATTGATGAAAACACGCTGATGGCGATGCGCCGTGGCGTGGGCCAGTTCTCCGCGCAGTATACGCAGATGGCAAAAGCCATTGGCTATAACGCCGATGCAGCCGCCGTGAGTTCTAACCGTTTCATGACTTCTTTGCGGTCGTTCGGTGAAATGGCGGGCATGGCGCGGGACAAAATTGGCTCAAACCTCGCGGGCGGTCTGGCGGGCTCCATCGAAAGCCTGCGTAAACAGGCCATCGATAATTTCCCGAAAATCGAAGCGGCGCTGACGGGCGGGATAAAACTCATTCTGTGGCTGGCAGACACCATCGGAAAGGTTGTTTTCCGGCTCATCGAGGCGGCGGGCGATGTTCGTGACTGGTGGGGAACTCTCGATAAAAGCACCCGCCAGCTTATTGAGATTTTCGGCGCGCTGATGGTTGCCTGGAAATTGCTGAACACAGCATTTCTGACATCACCTGTTGGGATTGTCACCTCGCTAGGCCTGGCTATCTTTGCGCTGTATGACGATTACAAAGTCTGGAAGGAAGGCGGCAAAAGCCTGATCGACTGGAAAAAGTGGCAGCCGGATGTTGACGCTGCCCTGAAAGCCATAAAGGAACTGAAATCGTCGCTCAGGGACGCGGGCGATCAGGTTGCGCGCCTGCTCAACATCGACCTGAAAAACTGGACGCTGAAAAGTGACATTGCCAGCCTGACAAAGCAGTTTGGCGAGTTCGGTAAAATGCTGTCGATGATCGGCGACCTGCTCAGCGCCATTAACGAGGGCCGCTGGTCTGATGCCGCCCGCATTGGCAGTCAGATACTGCACCAGGGCAAAGAAAATCCCGATGCGATGCCTGTCGTGTCATCCAGCGCAAACAATGCCGCCGACTGGTTTAAAGACAAAACCGGCTTTGATCCGCGCAGCATAGGCCAGACCGTTAACGGCTGGTTTGGTGACGGTAAGCGTCCGCAGCCGACAAAAGACGGTGCCGCGCTGCTGGGCTGGATGCAACCGGCGATGCAAAGGCTGGAACAGCTTTACCGGCTGCCGGAAGGTTTGCTGCGCAGTGTGGCTATAGCCGAATCATCCGGTAATCCCAACGCAGTTTCCGGTGCCGGTGCGCAGGGGCTTTTTCAGCTGATGCCGGGTACCGGCCGCGATATGGGGCTGGGCCGTGGTGAAGCGTTCGACCCGATGAAGGCCGCGCAGGCTGCAGCCAAATACCTTTCTCAGTTGCTGAAAGCCAATGGCGGCGACCTGACCAAAGCGCTGGCCTCGTATAACTGGGGCCTGGGCAACGTCCAGAAATATGGCATGGCGCTGATGCCGCAGGAAACGCGCAACTACGTTCCCCGCGTGCTCAGCAATATGCCGGGCGGTGCCTCAATGCATCAGGAAACGGTCATCAATATTCACGGCGTTTCGGATCCGCGCGAGGCAGGTAACATTATTGCCGACAAACAGAACCAGGTTAATTCACGCGCGACACAGCAGATGAACAGGGGCAACTGATGGACATTCTCTCGGTACTGCTGCACCAGCGGTCGCGGAAAATCGGCATCATCATCCCCGATGTGGTCATCAGCGAAAAGCACAGTGACGTGCTGGAGATTACCGAACATCCCGTTGAACGGGTGACATCTGAGGCCGCAGGCGCAAGCGCTGACGGCGCAGGATTTGTTGCCGATCATGCCTACCGGCGCGCCTCTGAACTGGTTATGGAAATTGGCTTTTCCGGGGGCGGTTCTGTACTGGATCTGCTTAACACTTCAGCTATCGGCCTTTCGCTGGGTAGCAGCCCTAAAGAAATTTACGCCCAGTTGCTTGATCTGCAGCGCTCCCGTCAGCCGTTCGACGTGGTAACCGGCAAGCGGCTTTACAGCAACATGCTGATCCGTGTGCTGGACGTCACCACGGACAAGGCAACGGAAAATGTGCTGATGGCCACGCTGACCCTTCGCGAAGTCATCACCACGCAGGCGCAGACCATTAAAGGCGCACCAAAAGAAAACATGACGCTTGGTGCTAACACCAGCGCGGTTCAGGACAGCGGAGTCAAAACGCCTAAACAGCCGTCTGAATCCATTCTGAGATCGGCAGTATCCGCAGCGAAAGGGCTTTTCTCATGACGATTACCGAAATGCCGCTACAGCCTCAGAATCAGACATTCAGCACCACGATAGCGGGAAGCCTCTATAAGGTCACCGTCATCTGGCGCGCCGGTTGCTGGTATCTGGATTTAAGCGACAGCTCTGGCTCGCTGATAGCGGGCGGCATACCTCTGGTGACCGGCGCTGACCTGCTGGCGCAATATGCGTATCTGAATCTGGGCTTTTCGCTATTCGTGGTCTGCGATGCTGACGATCAGGATTATCCCGGCGAGAACGACCTCGGGATCCGCAGTCACCTTTTTATCCGGACGGAGTAAAAAATGTCACAGAACTGGATGCGCCATTTTGAATTACAGCTGCTGAATGACAAGGGCGACGGGATAGCGCTTACCGATCTGAAAGTCACCTTTAATATTCAGAAGATGCCCGCGACGATTTTTAACGGGTTCGTGGGCGACTTTAAAATTTACAACCTGTCACCGGCCACGCAGAACCGCATCATGTCGCAGGAATTCACCCGCATTCAGGTGATTGCCGGTTATAACGGTAATCCTGATGAAGCGGGTAATTATCCCGACCGCAATACCGGCATGATTTTTAACGGCGACATCCGTTTCACCGTGGCCGGTAAAGACAACGTTACCGATTCCTGGCTGCTGCTGCAGTGTATTGACGGCTGGCAGGGGCATTTATATGCGTCAGTCCGAACCACCGTGGCAGCCGGCTGGAAATATTCAGACCTGTTCGAAGCGGGGATGAAGACGTATCAGCCGTATGGCATCACGGCCGGATCGGTACCCGATTTCCCTGATACGGTTTTCCCCCGCGGTCGCGTGCTGGTGGGCAACACATCTGATGTGATGTACGGCATCGCCAGGAAGTGCCAGGCCAACTGGTGGTATGAAAATAATCAGGTGAACATTGTTCCTGAGTCGAAATACATCGATGAGGTGGTGGTACTTAACTCCAGTACCGGCCTGATCGGGATGCCGCAGCAGACAATGGGGGCAGGGGTAAACGTCCGGTGCCTGATTAATCCGGCCATCAAGCTGGGCGGACTGGTTCGCCTCGATCAGGCATCCGTCTATCGCGTGGCTCTCAGCAATGAGCAAATCGGGATGTCACCTGCCAGGCTGAATGAAAGCGCCAGCGACGGAAA